GCCCAGCTTCTAGCGTACAATGCCCGAGACGTCTACGCCTTGCGCGAAGTACACAAGGCAATGCTACCTCTTAATCCTTCTGCCTTGTCTGTCTGTGAATCCATTGCCGACTATATCTTCACAGGACTCGTAGGCTTCTACATTAACAACGCTAAGCTCCTTGCCCATAAGCTCCGACTGCGCCGAGAACTAGACCAGCTTACCCGTGCGTTCCGTATTCTCACAGGAGATCCTAACTTCAACCCTAACTCCGGTAAACAGGTAGGCGCTTGGCTATACGAAGGACTACTGTATCCTGTCCGCGACACTACAGATTCCGGTGCACCTGCAACCGATGCCACCACACTTTACAAACTTCTCGCAGACCATCCCAAGAACGTAGCGCTACAGTTCCTCCTTGAAATCAAAGAGACCTCTAAGCGTCTATCCTCTCTCGGCTACGAACCATTCATTCAACCTAAAGCACGATGATTAAACAAGAGAAAAACGAATCGGTCGCACGTTCTATCATGCGACCTGTGGAGATTTCTGCGGAAGACGCACGAGCCTATGAGGACAAGCCTCGCTGGGAAGCATATCCTAAACTCAATGGTGTCTTTGCCCGTTGGGATCCATCTCGCAAGAAGTTCTTCTCTAAGCGCGGTATAGCTTTCAAGGAACACCTGATTCCAGAACTGTACAGAAAGTACAGCATCTTCGATAAGTCTTTCGATGGAGAGATATGGTCACCTTATCTTACACTTCAACAAATCTGTGGCGCGCTGTCTCATGAACGCGATGAGCCTGCAATATATCATTCAAAGTTAATGTACGTACCGTTTGACGTGCCCTATTATGGTGGACCTTGGAGTCGCCGATGTGAAGTATTGTTCAACCACGCTGAGCCAACTATTATTGCAGTTAGGTACAGCTCTTACATAAACCAAGAAAACTGCGACGGTAAAGTCTTCCGTTTCCTAGACGGCATTTACCAATCCGGTGAATCCGGCAATGTCCTTAAGTACAAGTTCTGGAAAGACTGCGAACTCGATGTCATTCGCGCCGAACTCGGCACACCAACTTCATCCTACCATGACGTTCTTGGCAACCTTGTCTGCCGTTTCCGTAACACCACAGTGTCCGTAGGCTCTGGCTTCTCCTTCGAAGAACGTGCAGAGTTCATCCACAATCCACCCAAACGAATTAAAATCAAATACCTTTCTCTATCACCTGATGGAATCCCATTGAATCCATCTTACATTGGTCTTGACCTCTAGGCATAACGATAGCTTACAGTAAAATCCTACTATGATGACATGGAATGAATACGCAGAAGCAACAGAGAAGTTTGAACTGACCAGAAACGATGCGCGATCTTTGCGCTTCACACACGCTTATCTTGGCTACTGTTCTGAGCTTGGCGAACTGGAGACCGCAGTTGATACCAACAATCTCCCGAACATTAAGGAGGAACTTGGCGATCAGTTCTGGTACATCGCTATCTTGTCACGCCTCACTGACCACGAACCAGACTTGTCAGCCGAAGGTGGTGTTAGTCAGGCAGAAGGAGCCAACCTAGCCAAGCGTTGGTTTATCGGTAATAAGCCACCTAGCGAAGCAGCTATCAATGCACTGGCAGACACTATGTTCAAGAACAGTGTACGAGTAGCTATGCACTTTAAGATTTCTATCGAGGAAATCTACGAAGCTAACATCGCTAAACTTACTGCTCGTTCTGCCGGAGCTACTAAGTCCTACGCAGAAACTCTTGAAGAAGCCGAACGTGACCGTGCCGCTGAGGCAAAGATTATGGAGGGCAAGTGAATCCAGAGATCAAACAAATAAGCTATGTAATCTTACTAAATAAGGACGGCTTCGTTAAGCTACATAAATGTGTATACGAAGGTGATGAACCACCTTATGCTATAATGCATGTCCGACGACCTGAACGAATCTTTGCGTCGTACTATAATGAGCCTTTCAATTTTCGCAAGACTATACAAGTCTCAGCAGATGAAGTTCAACGCAAATACGGTTTGTTGATTCGTGCACACTGGACTTGGTTATACGAGGAATCATAATATGAAATTCAACATTGAAATAGAAGATAAACTGGCAATGATGTTCTGTTCGTTGGGTGGTGCGGCTATAGGTGCTATAATTGTAGTAGCACTGCATAACGATATGTTAACCGAACGCGAATACGATAAATACAGGAAGCAGTACCCAAGTTCCGTTATTACGTTCGAAGAGTACAAACGTCTAGCACATTAATATGCCCACACGTACACAACTCGTCTTCGGCTGGGACCTACCTCCCGGCTGCACTCACAAAGACATAGAGAAACACTTCGGTGACAAGCCACAGCCTCCACTCTGTAAGATGTGTGAGAAGAACGAAATCAGTGAAACCTTAGACGGAGAGGGAATATGCCAGAGATGCCTAGCGAATGTGGAATAAAGGAAGCAGAAGCTTTTAGACAAGGCTTCTTCATGGGAGCAGCAGCGTTCTACGGTACGCGCCACAATAGCTCCTCACCTGTATCACTCAAACATCAATACATCCAACGTGAATGGGATAGACTGGCGAGGCTTGGTTCGATTAGTCCTTACTATGTTCGTATTCTTGATGCTAGCGCATCTAGCGAGAAAGATGATTAGTCCATGATCCCACGCCTCCGAGCCATCACCTGCTACAAACAAGCAGGTACCCGTTCATTCCGCCTGTCAGCTACCCAATACTTCGGTAGTTATGGACTGAACCTGCAGAACCCGGACAAGCAAACCCTAGATCACCTCGAAGCGCCGCCAGACCATGTCATTGTACAGGCTGACCAATCTGGCGCCGAGGCCCTTATCGTAGCGTACCTATCGCGCCCGGGCCGCTACCGCGCACTGTTCGAGAACGGTGTAAAGCCACACACTTATCTGGCTATGCACCTGTTTCCTGAACTGTTCAACCTCCTACCAAACTCTCCGTTCCTCAACGAAGAGCCTGCCGAGTTCGTTAAACATCCTGACTGGGAGACGTTACACGAAATAGTAAAAACCTCCGGTAAACCTTATGACATCGGTAAACGCACAGCACATGGTTCGTCCTATAAAATGGGTCCGCGTACATTTAGGAATGCTAACCTTAAACAATCGAAAGGAAAGCTCAAGCTTACGCTTCGGGAATGCGAACTCTTTCTCCATAAGTTCAAGGTCCTGTTCCCTGAGGTTGTCGAATGGCAGGATGAGATTGAATACCGTATCCGTTCCGAGCGCCGGTTGGTTAATCTTCTAGGCTTTGAACGACATTTCCTGAGAGGCATAAATGATTCATATATCCGCGAAGGTATATCTTGGATACCTCAGTCAACGGTTGGCTGCATTACCCACCAAACAATCCGCAAGGCTAGAGAAGCAAGATACTGTACCTGTTCGAACAAACACGACTCCGCCGCAGTCCTTGTACACAAACGAGACGCAGGCACAGCAGGTGCTTTCATACAGAACGCGATGAAAGTTACCATGCGCGGACACGACTGTGACTTTATCATGAACTCTGATGTTGAAGTCGGCAGCAACTGGGGCGCGTACCATGAGATTACAAACCCCGGTGGAATGATGAAGTTAAAAAAGTGGTTGAAGAATAACTGATATGCAAACATTTTTTCCGTACTCAACACCGCAAACCATACGTACAATCTTGGACTATCGACGTCTAGGCAAGCAACGTGTGGAAGGTTACCAGATTCTTAAGACTCTGCGAGGAGACTCTACAGGTTGGAAGAATCATCCAGCCGTTAAAATGTGGCGCGGCCACATGCCTGCTTTGCTTGACTACACACTAGCCATGTGCGAAGAATGGACCTCACGAGGCTATACCGACACGCTCAGTGATAAGTTGTTCGAAGAGTTCGGTGATCTTATCGACACTACTGTAACCTATCCTCTGTGGTGTGAACGACAAGACGTACTCGACTCACACAAGGCTATGCTGTACCTTAAGGACCCAGTGCACTACGCACTGTTTGCTCCTTACGCGCACATCGACGCCTACGTCTGGCCAGTCTAACCCATGACACCAAGAATCCAGACTGTAATTTTGTCAGCCCGTCAGGCTTTTACTTCGCAGTTCGGCCGTGAGCCTAATACTATCTTGGTGTCTTCAAACGGAGAGATGGCCCTTAACGAACTGCGAGTAAAGCTCGGCGGCACCTACATGAACATGACTGTCGTCTATGCTGAGATTGTAGACGACGCTACTGTAGCCCTACTCCTCAAGCCCCAATGACGAACTATGAACTCTGGCGCATCTATACCTCAAGGTTACACAGCCCAAAACAATTCCTCGATGCTGCCTTCTATTACATGGTCGGCGCAGCTATGGAGCGACGTGTCTGGCTTGGTTCTGGCCATGCTTCTGTTTTTCCTAACCAATACGTACTCTTGTGTGCCAAGGCCGGCGTCGGCAAAGGGCTCGCCACAGGTGCAGCAAAGACAATCCTTAATGCCGTTAAGGACCCAAAGTACCCCGACAAACCGTTTCTCTCTACCGGGCCAGACTCCGGCTCGTACGAGAAACTAGCACACAAGCTGGCTGACAATGTAAGGACAACCTATCAAGGAAGCACCTATCTTGCGCCAGCTAAAGAACAACCGTATGCCTATTCATGTATCAGAATGGAACTCGATGAGTTCATTTCATTCTTTCATAAGGAAGCTACGAACGCGGTTAAGTTCTTCTGTTCCATGTGGACAGGCACGGACTACAATCGAGACACCTTCTCACACGGAGAGAAAGCCTTGGCCAACCCGCTGCTCTCCTTCATCGCAGGCTGTACACCCGACGATGTAAGAACGCTGCGCAAATACGACGTTGTCGGCACCGGACTTGATCGACGACTAATCGTAGTCTACGCAGAGAAGAACGAGTTCGAACAATTCCTTATTCCAGAAGCATCCAAGGAAGCAATAGAAGCAGCAATGCTTCTTGCGCAACATGTAAAGAAACTTACTGAAATCTGTGGTAAGGTGTCATTTACGCCAGAAGCTAAAGCCTTAGGACAAGCTTACTGGATTGATAAGAACAAGACAAACGTAAACCATCATTCAATCTGTGAATCCTACAATGACAACAAACAACCACAGTGGCAGAAGTATGCCATTGCTATGCACTTTGCGGAAGGTGAACCAGCAGAGAAGTTGGTAACTCCTATCTCCGCAGAGACATTGGAAGCAGCTATTCGACAGCTACATTCCTACGAGATACTACGGCATTTCGCCTACGAGCAGTCTGCGCCGAACATGATTTCTGTGGCTGCTGGTGGTATGTTGAACTTCGTACGCAAACGAGGAACTGTAGACCAGAAGGAAATCATCGACCGCTTCTTTGCAGACTGGGATATGAAACAGATCAATGAAGCGTTGGAATATCTAGAACTTTCGGGAAGAATCAAACAAGACGGTACTAAATTCAGTATTATATGAACGATGCACAAGTAAGAGAGAGCGTGTTGGACGAAGCTAAGAAGTGTGTGTTGCATGATCGCAACTCGACGTATGGTAAGCCGGAGGATAACTTCAACCGGATTGCTATTCTGTGGGACGCATACGATAAGATTCGTAAGCCGGGTCCGGAGACACCAACAGACGTGGCAATCAAGATGACCTTGATGAAGATTGCACGACTGGCTCACAATCCGACGCACAAGGATTCTTGGGTTGATGGAATTGGTTATCTTGCGTGCGGTGCAGGGATTGAGTTAGGTGAAGATCCAAGACAACAATTCCAAGAAGCCGTCGGACCCACAGGTGTTACTACTATGATGTATTCTGGTCCAGGACTTCCAGGAAAAGGACTGGTCACACAGCTAGCACAAGACGCTATCTTCCGCGCAGAGGCACAAGAGACACTTAGACAATACCAAAAAGCATGTCCAACACAGTCCTCATCATCTGTTTCGCCCTCCTAATCACTCCAGTTTTTACCATCATCGGAACACTCATCGGTTACTACATCCATAAGAAAGGTATCAATAATGAAAACGACAGAAATGATTGCTAAGGTTAAGGACGCACAAGAATACGTTATTGTCAATGAGCTTGGTCTTACCATTAAGACTGACTCAATGCGCGACCTTGGGTTCGTACTGTTCACTGTCATTGAACGCGTTAATGAAGGAGACGTGTGGAAGATTTGTACTGCAATGAACGAGCAGTTTAATCTTCCGGCAACACTGTTGGTTGCTGCTGACAGCCATGAGCGTACGCTTGCAGGTGCACAAGTTACCTACAACGATGTAGATTACAGAATCGTCGATTGTGAGTCGCTCGAATTCGACGGCTTCGGAGAACTTGAGAACTGGTCTGTTGTTTCAGAAGAGGATGCTACATCGCTACTCACAAAGGCTCCCGTTGAGCCTCCACAAGAAGAGTCAGGTATTGACTTGTTCAAGCAGGTGTGTGACGCGATTGGTGTTAACTATCTCGATTATTACCTTGACACTATCTGTCACGAATATGCGCTGTTCACGCACATCAAGGAAGATCGCTGGTTTAATATCGACTTCGGCAATGGTGTCGTGCAGGTTGGTAAAGGTGGGACCTGCGAACCTCCTCGCAAGTTGAAGATCACGCTCGCCTAAGTAATCTCACAAACAACAAGGCCCACTCTTTCGAGTGGGCCTTTTTCGTTACTTAGATTCGTTTACTTGAACATCTGCCTTTGCTTGTCAGAGTTCCTCT